GAATTTATTGGTAGAGTCGTATTTCCAGTGCGTGGTATTACTAATAAGATTATTGCTTTTTGCGGAAGACACCAAGGACAGATAGATCCTAAGTATCTATTTCATCCTGCTGGCTCCAAACTACCTTTATTCCCTATCGTTAAACCAATACAAGGACGAATCATCCTAGTAGAAGGTATTATGGATATGCTTAACCTACATGACAAGGGATTGACAAACGCTGTTTGTGCGTTCGGAGTCAATAAGGTCACAGTAGATAAAATAAATATCTTGAAAATTCAAGGAATATATGGTATAGATATATTCTTCGATAATGATGATGCGGGACAGAATGGCTCAGCAAAATTAAAAGACTTACTAGAACAGAATGAACTTGCTTCCCGTAATATTATTTTTGGGAAGACAAAAGACCCAGGTGAATTGACAGCCTTACAAGTGATCAAATTAAAGGAGACTTTATACAATGGCTAATGTAGCAATTATTGAGACTAAACCAAGTCGTAGTGACTTTTCTAAAAGTTTCAAGGAAGCTTTTGAGTTTGATAGGTATTGCCTATGCTCAGATTCTTCCATTAAAAAAGTTCTAAAGAAGAATGTAGACATTGAATTTGATCCTGATAACTATGAATGGGTTATCTTGGTTGGTTCTGATGCGTGTAAGTATTACACTAAAAATGCTTCTGTTACAGACTATAGTGGTAAAATTGTAGAAGATAAGTTTCTACCAGTTATTAACCCAGCTATGGTATCATTCAAGCCAGAGTCTGCTAGGCTCTGGGAAGAATCACGAGATAATATTATTGGCTATATCACAGGCACGAAGCGAGTCGTTAAGTATTCCACAGATCGAATCTATGGTATCACCGACTCAGAGCATTTGAAGCAGTTTCTTCGTGCTGCTATTGATAGCCCTAATCCTTTTATTGCACTAGACTCTGAAACTACTGCGCTATATCCACGAAATGGGTATGTGCTTGGTGTAAGCCTTTGCTATGAGCGCGATCATGGAGCATACATTGACTCCGATTGTATAGACGAAGAGGCATCAGAGCTATTTCAACAACTATTCAATAAAAAGACTGTAGTATTTCATAATGCTAAGTTTGACTTAGCGTTTATGAAGTTTCACTTTGGCTGGAACTTTCCAGTCTATGAAGATACTATGCTTCTGCATTATTGTATTGATGAAAATCCAGGTACTCATGGTCTAAAGCAGTTGGCTCTGCAACTCACTGATTATGGTGATTATGAGCAGCCAATGTATGAGTGGATTGATGAATATCGCAAAAAGACCGGATGCTTGAAGGATGACTTCTCATTCGATCTTATTCCGTTTGACATTATCAAAACTTACGCAGCTATTGACGCTGTAGTAACATTTTTGATCTATGTTAAGCTAAAGCCCGCTGTAACTAAGAATAAGAAGCTAAATCAAGTATACAACGGTATTCTTATACCAGCATCTACGTTTTTAATTGAAGTACAAGATAATGGTGTTCCTTTTGATATGGAACGTCTAAAGTTTGCTCAAGGTGAAATGCAGAAGAGCATTGATGAGTCTATCGAAGAACTATATAAGGAGCCTAAGGTACGTGAGTTTGAAGAAGCCCAAGGAAAGCCATTCAACCCAAATAGCGTTATGCAACTTCGTAGTTTCTTATTCGATTACATTGGCTTGCAGCCTATTGGCAAAAAAACTAGCACAGGTGCTAATTCAACGGACGCAGAAGTTCTACAAGAACTAGCCGAGCAACATCCTATTCCGGCGCTTATTTTGAATATTCGCCAGAAGAGCAAAATTAAGAATACTTATCTTGATAAAATCATTCCTCAATTGGATAGGGATAATCGTCTTCGGACTAATTTCAATATCCACGGCACTACTAGTGGCCGTCTTAGCTCTAGTGGTCGTCTTAATATGCAACAGCTTCCTCGCGATAACTCTGCTGTTAAAGGCGCTATCAAAGCTGCCCCAGGCCATAAAATTGTAGCAGTCGACTTAACAACCGCAGAAGTTTATATCGTAGCAGTTCTATCTAATGATAAGGAACTAATGGATGTATTTAGAAGCGGCGGTGACTTTCACTCTACTATGGCTAAGAAAGTATTTGGTCTAGAGTGTCACGTATCTGAGGTTAAGCTTTTGCACCCTCTTCTACGTCAGGCCGCTAAGGCTATCACGTTTGGTATTTTGTATGGATCTGGCCCATCTAAAGTTAGCGATACTGTTAATAAAGAAGCCAAAGCCAACAACATGGATTACCACTTCAGTATAGAGGATGCACAGGCAGCTATTAGATCATACTTTAAGCAGTTCAAAGATCTAAAGTTATGGCTAACTAAAAATCAAGAATTTATTAGTGCTAATGGCTATATCTACTCTTTCTTTGGTCGTAAGCGTCGTCTTCCTAATGTTCTATCTACGGATGGTGGCATTAAAAGCCATGCTATTCGATCTGGACTTAACTTCCTAGTTCAGTCACCAGCTAGTGATGTTAACTTACTTGCTGGTATTGAGATGCAGCAGTACATTAAAAAGACTGGTATGAAAGCCCGTATTTTTGCTCTTGTACATGACTCCATTCTAGCAGAAGTTCCAGAAGATGAGATTGATAAGTATTCAGAAGAACTAGAAGCATTTATTAAAACTAATAGGGGCCTATCAATTCCTGGCTGTGCTATTGGTTGTGATTTTGAGGTAGGAGATGACTATTCATTCGGAAAGTTTGACAAGCAATACGGACTGGTATGAGTACCGTAACGAAATTCCTTTAAATACTCTAAAGGCGTGGCGAGAAGAAATTCTCGCCACAGCCAAATTTGAACACACAGGATGGACTGGTGCGCCGAAGGAGCCATATAGGCATTGGTGTTACACGCCAGAGTATGAGGGTGTGCTCGTAAAAATATTTGAGTGTTTAAATGAATCCTTCAAAGAAGAAGGCCTAAACCTAAAGCCAGAGCGGTTGCTATTAAACGTATATAACCATGGAGACAGTTCATGGCTACATACAGATACAGAAAAACCTGGTTATTGGACTACTATACTATTTATGAACGAGTATTGGGATATTAACTGGGGCGGAGACTTTGTTCTTATTAAAGATAATGAGATATACAAAGCATTTGCCCCTACCCCAGGAAAGTTCGTACTATTTCAAGCTAATATCTTACATGGAGCTAGACCAGTATCTAGAGAGGCTCAGTTCCCCAGAGCAGCACTAGCTATACAATGTTCAAACGATTCCAAGATATAAAAAATATAAAGTTCCCTGTCTACCAACTACCTTCCGTAGATTGGTACATGCAGGATGGTGTGCTGTTTATAGACGATGGCAAAGTTTTAGATGATAAGAATATGCCCGGCAATTCTATGGGCATACGTAGGTTACAGTGCGGAAGAACTGATCTATGCAAACTTAAAAAGGCTTTTACTGACTTCCAATCAATGCTAAAAAGTAAACATAATATGTTTATTGATAGTAATGGATCTCCCTTTGTTTATAAACGAACTATAAATAGCCCTCTAATACATCATATGGTTGATCGTGTAGAATCAAAAGAAACTTGCTCTATAGTTTGGTTAAAGAATATTAGCTATCCTATGACTATATCTCGCCCACCTTATGGTGATGCGAGGTATGCTAGAGTATTGTATTATAATGGATCTCCTTGGTTACTCTATGATTTTATGTTAGAAAAGGGTAAAGACTCGTATAGACGAGTGTGAGACAATATGCGCAACAATAAGAAAGGTCCAGGTAGATATGTTCAGCAAAAACAACAATCTATGGACTTCAAAGTAAAGAGTATATCTCCACTAAATGATAGACAAGCAAAAGTGCTTAGAAGCAAGAAGAACTTAGTTCTTACTGGCTATGCTGGTACTGGTAAAACCTTTCTTACTTCATACCTTGGTTATCAGGAGATGTTCGCCGGAAATTATGAAAAGCTTATATATATGAGGAGTGCCGTTCCTACTAGAAATACTGGGTTTCTGCCTGGTAGTCAAGAAGAAAAGATGGCAATTTACGAAGCTCCTTATATAGATATTGCTTCAGAGTTATTTGAAAGAGGCGATGCTTATGACATTCTTAAAAAGAAAGGTTTAGTGCATTTTACATCTACTTCATATGTTAGAGGTATAAACCTAAGAAACGCAGTAGTTGTAGTAGATGAAACTCAGAACATGACATACCATGAACTAGACTCTATTATAACTCGTTTAAATGATAACTGTAAAATTATGTTTTGCGGTGACATTAGGCAAGCAGACTTATATAAAAACGGACTACAAGACTTCTATAGTGTTCTTAAAGAAATGAATGAATTTGATTTTGTTGACTTTCAAAAAGAAGATATTGTCCGCAGTGATTTAGTTAGAAACTATATTATTAAGAAGGAAGAAATCCTAAATAAAATGTAAACTAGTTTATCTAGTTTAAGCAGGATATAAAATATATCCCGGAGATTTAATTGATGAAGGCTATCATTAGCAATAAAATTTATATGACGGTGGATCCTTCAATGCATAAGCAACTTGATAAAGAGTTGACTTATCATATACCATCATATAATGAACCAGAAAAGTTTATAAGTATTAAGAATTTAAAAGTTATAAACTATAACATAGCTGGTGGTAAAATGCTGGTGGCGTTCCCAGTTGGTCGTATGGATCTTATACCTAAAAACTTTGAGATCGTAGATAAAAGAGCTTATAACTATATGGAAGATTTTCCTAAGTTCAAATTTGATCTTAGGTCAAGCCAGCAGGATATTCATGATGAAGTAGACGATAACTGCATCATCAATGCTAAAGTAGGTTATGGTAAAACATTCGTTGCATTAGCTATAGCTGCTAAGCTAAAACAAAAGACTCTAGTAGTTACCCATACTGTTGCCCTTCGTAATCAGTGGGAAAATGAAATAGTAAAGACTCTGGGTATCAAACCCGGAGTTATTGGAAGTGGTAAATTCAATACTGATAGTGCAGTAGTAGTGGCAAATATCCAAAGCCTTATTAAGCATGTCGGTAGAATTAGCAGAGAGTTCGGAACAGTAATTCTAGATGAAATGCACCACGTATCAAGTCCTACTTTTTCTAAAGTAATTGATGCTATGTTCTCTAGGTATAAGATTGGATTATCTGGAACTATTGAACGTAAGGATCAGAAGCATGTAGTATTTAAAGACTACTTTGGCTCAAAGTTATTTAAGCCAGATAAAGAAAATACTATGACTCCTGAAGTTCATGTTATCAACTCTGGGATATATTTTTCTGACAGTGCTGGCGCAAGCTGGGCTGAGAAGATTAATGTATTAAAAGAGTCTCACTTATACAAAGATTTAGTAGTTGCACTCGCAGATAAGTATGCATCTGATGGACATAAAGTTATTATTGTATCCGATAGAGTAGAGTTTCTACGATCATGTAATCATTTTTCATCTCATCCCTCTGATTTAATTATTGGAGAAGTTAAGGATAGAGACGAGATAATTAGAAAAATCTTTGAAGATGAAATAGATCAAGTGTGGGGAACACAAAGTTTAGTGTCTGAGGGACTATCTATTAATCCGCTCAGCTGTCTAATCTTAGCAACACCACTTAATAATATGCCTTTATTAGAGCAGCTTATAGGTCGTGTTATTCGTGAATACCCAGATAAGCTACAACCAGTCATAGTAGACATTCGATTAGAGGGTAATACTGTTACTAGACAGTATAATAATCGGCTAGGTCATTATATGAAAGAAGGGTATGAGATAAAATTCATAAAATAGTTCTTGACTTTTATCTTGGTTTTTGGTAATATGTTATTATACGATTGGAAGAAGATACTTAGACAGTCAGGTGGCAGCTCAAAAAGGATATTGACTATCCTTAAAGCTATTACCCAGCAAGAGCTACCTAGACATGTATACGACCCAGTGTATAAATACTATTATACTGATTTTTCGGGGAACAGTTTCTTGATACACCCTGAACAACTACTTATACATAGATATGAGTGGAGAGACAAAGAACTAGCTGACTATATCGGCTTAGCTAGTTTTAGAAATACAGGTGAGTATAAAGCTACTGGGAAAAGAACATTAGACTTAGCCCATAGCCCCATGGGAAAAGACGCAATCAACAACAACAGACTACTTCGTATTGACAGAGATGAAATCCATTTCCTTTACGAAGATTACACAAAGGAGAAATAAAAATGGCAGGTTTAAGCTTTGGTTCAGTTAAGGGTTCAGCTAAGAAAGAAAAGGCTGAATCATATAAGATGGTCGACGGCGACAATTCAGTTCGTCTCTATGGTAATATTCTACCACGTTATTTGTACTGGATTAAGGGTACAAATGGTAAGAATCTTCCTTTTGAGTGCCTAGAATTTAACCGTGAACTAGAAACCTTTGATAAAGCTGAGAAGGATTGGGTAAAGGAATTTTATCCAGATCTAAAGTGTAGCTGGTCATATTCAATTATGTGCCTAGATAATGGTGTTCCAAAGATCTTCAACTTTAAGAAGAAGCTCTTTGACCAAATTATGGCTAATATTGAAGACCTTGGTGATCCTACAGATCTTGACGCAGGTTGGGTTCTAAAGTTCAGCAAGAAAAAGACTGGTCCTTTACCTATTAACGTAGAGTACACTCTACAGACCATTAAGTGTCAGAAGTCAAAGGGCCCAGCTACTCAACAAGACCGCGATGCTATTGCGGCTTCAAAGAGCATTGAGGAGCTACTTCCACGCGCTACTCCAGCGGCTCAAAAAGAGCTTCTAGAGAAGATACAGAGCGGTGATGCGGACACTATTGACGAGTCAGTAGAAGACGAACTCAACGTTCAGTAATCATGCAAGCCCAGCTAATCAAGGTTAGCTGGGCTTCTTATTCGGAGAATTATGAGTAAATTATTAATAGCTGATATTCATATTAAGCTAGGACAGAAGAACGTACCACGAGAGTGGGCATTGAATCGCTATAATATGTTCTTTGACCAAGTAGCTGAAGTAGAAAATGAAGTGGATGAAATTATCATCCCAGGAGACTTGTTTGATAGGATGCCTACTCTAGATGAGTTATCACTATACTTCAAGTTTATTTCGCAACGTACTAAGCGAACAATAATCAGTACGGGCAATCATGAGGCCACTAAAAAAGGAAAAAGCTTCTTCACGGAACTCAAAGGAGTTACAGAAAGACTTAATCCTAAAGTGGAGATTGTCGTAGACTACATTCATGAAGATGAGCAGTATTATGTAGTCCCATATGAGTTTATTAAAAATAAAAGTACATGGGATAACTTAGATACTAAATATGTATTTACTCATGTTCGTGGAGAGAT